TTTTTCGGCAACACCAGTATAATTACCAACAATATCTGCTGTCGCAAAAGAACTTCCAGGTAGAGAAGCAGTATTGCAAAGCAATCCAACAGATTCTCCAATAAAACGAGAATCAATTCCTCTCAGTCTAAGATAAGATCTTAACGAACCAGATAATCCACCAAAAATTACCTGATAATGTGAGGTTTGTGCAAGATTGGTAAAAAGTGGTTTAAACTCTGATATTTTTCTTGGTCTTGGTGCAGGCACTCTAAATACCTATTATGAGTCTTTTAGTTATTTAGATATAAATAACTGGGAAAGTAAGTTTATACAACCTGTGGAGTTTAACACTAAAAAAATAAGTAAGATACTTAATATTCCTAATATAGGAATAATTTCAATTGATATAAAAAAAGACGAACAATGGAACTGTTATGCCGATAATATTTTAAATAAAAAATCAAATGTAGCGGCATTTTATTGGAACAATCTTACAGAAGATGAGAAAATAAAACGATTACAAAATCATGGAATGACAGGAAAAAAACATTCCAAAAAAACAAAAGAAAAAATGAAGAAGAGTTCCATAGGAAAAAAACGTCCATCTTTACATAAAAAAGGTCGTTTAATTAAAGATGATAAAATAGTTGAGTTTTCTTGTTTGTCACATTTTTGCAAAGAGAATAACTTAAGTACTGGTCACATTTGTGAATTATTACAAGGAAAAAGAAAATCTGTTAAGGGGTGGAAAAATGTCGTATAAAGGAAAATATAAACCAACATATCCCCAAAAGTATCACGGAGATCCAACAAACATTATATACAGGTCACTATGGGAAAGAAAATTTTGTGTTTATTGTGATCTCAATGAAAATGTTTTGGAGTGGTCTTCTGAGGAAAAATGTGTCGCTTATAGATCTCCAATTGATGGAAGAGCACATAGATATTTTCCAGATTTCCTTATCAAAGTCAAAGAGGAAAATGGTTCTATCAAAAAATATATGATAGAGATCAAACCAAAAAGGCAAACTGTTCCTCCGACAAAACCAAAAAGACAAACAAAAGGATACATCTACGAAGCATATGAATATGCTAAAAATCAAGCAAAGTGGAATGCCGCAAAAGAATGGTGTGCCGATAGAGGATATACTTTTAAAGTAATCACAGAAGACGATCTCTTTGGTAATAAATAACAAAAAGATCAAAATATAAATGAACGAATATTACACATATGCTTATCTAAAAGAAAATAAAAAACCATATTACATTGGAAAAGGTAAAGGGCATAGATTGTATGACCATAGAGGTAAAAATTGCAATCCACCAAAAGATAAAAGTAAAATAGTAAAACTCAAACAAAATCTTACAGAAGAAGAAGCTTTTAAACACGAAATCTATATGATTGCCATATTTGGTAAAAAATGTGATGGAACTGGTATATTAATGAATATTGCTGATGGTGGTAATGCTCCTCCAATTAATTATGGAGAAAACCATCCCTCAAAAAGACCAGAAGTTAGAGCAAAAATAGGTGCGGCAAATAAAAAAAGTTTAAGAGGAAGAACAATTTCAGAGGAAGTAAGACAAAAAATATCAAATACACAAAGAGAAAGATTAAAAAATAATCCAAGACCAATGTCTTACTACACAGAAAATTTAAAAAAGATGGCAGAAAAAAATAAGACTGATAAAGACAAACATAAGAGACATAGTGAATTGATGAAAGGTAGGCCAAGCCCCAATCGAAAATCAGTTCTTTATAATGGAAAAGTGTATGTATCTATGACTGAGACTATGGAAAAAACCGGACTTTCTAGGCATCTTATTCTTAAAGGGGGTGGAAAATTTATTAATATGGAGAATATCAAATAATGGCAGAAAAGAGAGAGACTCTTCTCCAATCTCAAAGAAGAAAACTTGCCGAACAAAGAGCAAAAAAACAACCAACAGATACTGATAGCAATCAAAACCGAGTTCGTGCCGTTCTTAACGGTATCACAGGAAAGGAAAGTGGTGATGATTTAATGTTGGAACTTTTGGAAGTTGTTTCGGAGACTGGAAAAATTCCAAAAGTAGGTAAATTTTATATCTTCGTTTATAATGCCAAAACTCCAAATATTAGATATGACCAAAATCCATTAGTTGCGGTGACAGATGTCTTTCAGTGGGGATTTAGAGGACTCAATATGCACTGGGGAGAAGTACGACAATATACTTGGAATGAAGTTGTTGGATCTTTGTATGAAGTGTTTGCATCAGAAATAAAAGACTTACAAGCAATACCTTTTGCAAATTTCCGAATAAATAACTAAAAAAGTACTATAAATGCCACTCAATGTCGGTGCTCCAATAGGGAGTGAAGCATATACTACCGCAAACACTCAAAATGCGTATGCAAATGCATACGCAGGTGCAACCACATCACAAAACAAAAGTGGTGGTAAAACAACTTTTAGATATCCACTAAAAAGATTAGATAATACTTCTGATTACTTAGAGATTAAAATATTTGATTACATTCCTGGTGGAGGTACTGGTGGTTTTGAATTTGGTCCACCTTTACAATCAAAAACTACACAACAAAGACAAAAAGCAAATAAAGTTAGCCCAACACACTATATTATTTTACCAATACCACAAAATATTAGCGATTCGATCTCAGTATCATGGGGTGAGGATAATATTAATCCTATTGAAGCAGCTGCTCTTGGATTTGCTGGTGCGGCTCAAACAAAAGGATTGGATGCTATCGGTCAAGCAATGAAATTTTTAAAAAGTAACCTTACAGAAGTTTCTAACAATCCAACACTTCAAAATGCAATACAAAATGTTATTTCTGGGAATTCATTAAGTGCTCTTGGTGGTAATGTAAATGCAACAGGATTAATATCAAGAGCAACGGGTCAAGTTATGAATTCTAACCTTGAATTACTATTTCAAGGTGTTAATTTAAGAACCTTTCCATTTACATTTGATCTTGCACCTAGATCTAGACAGGAAGCGGAAGAAATCAAAGGAATAATTAAAGTTTTAAAACAAACAATGTCTGCCAGAAATGGTGGTGCAGGAACTGGCAGTAACACAAATGCTGGTCTTTTTATTAATGCTCCGAGTGTTTATCAACTGACTTATAAAACGGGACCTGCAAAACATAGTTTTTTAAATACATTCAAACCTTGTGCATTAACCGATATTTCGGTAAATTATACTGCATCAGGAACTTATGCAACATATGAAGATGGAGCACCAGTTCATTTGCAAATGTCAGTAGTATTCAAAGAACTTAACCCAATTTACAGTGAAGATTATGATCAACCAGAATCAATGGATGGAGTAGGTTACTAAAATGCCATATTTCAGAGAACTACCAGATCTAGAATATCAATCACCACTCTCACACAAAAACTCCTCACAAGATTATGTAAGAGTTAAAAATTTATTTCGTAGAGTTAAACTTTTAGACTGGTTACAAGATAAAGCAACTCTATTCAATAAATTTCAAATTCCAGAAGGTGGTAGACCAGATACTGTTGCTCAATTGGTTTATGGTCAGGCAGATTACGATTGGGTTGTTCTACTAACCGCTGGAATCATAAATGTTAGAGATCAGTGGCCTTTATCAAATCGTGATTTATATGTTTATGCAGAAAACAAATACACTACTCAAAATTTAAATTCTATTCATCACTATGAAACAGTTGAAGTCAAAGATCAAAAAGGTAGATTAATTCTACTAAAAGGGCAAAAAGTTGATTCTAACTTCAAAATAACTGTTTCACCTGGAGCAACATATACACGTGTTGGACCATATGATAATCAGGTTTTTGCACCAGATACAACTGGCGAAATAAATCCAGTTATAGGAGTTACAAATTATGAATATGAAATAAATTTGAATGATGATAAAAGAGAAATTTATATATTAAGACAATCTTACTTGCAGCAATTCTTAAATGATATGAGAGTGATTATGCATTATGATAGAAGTTCTCAATACGTTGATAAGAAACTAATTCGCACTGAGAACACTCGTCTCATCGGTCCATAAAAGTTTTAGTTTCTTATCAAACATCATCACATATCGGTGCTTGCGGGAGCGGTCTCTCCATTCTCCCACAGCACCTTTCATTTTACCTCTTGAATGTTTGGTGCCGTCTGCATAATAGAAATCTTTTTTTGCATCTGTAAGACCACAATACTTAAAGTTACAAGCGCGATAGATTGTGCCAGTATGAAAATCATTATCAGCGTAAGAGATGATTGCTTTAACTTGAGTATCCTTTCGTAACTGTTTAATGGATCGGGATACGAACCATGAAGTAATGTTATATTCTTCTTGTTGTGTGTCAGGGTGTATGCAAAGTCTTGAAAGTTCAAACAGTCCTTCTTGTTCATTTCTTGCTAATCCAAATGCTCCTTGTGCTACTTCTGGAACTGGAAGTCCAGTAAAAATACAAACGCCAACTGGTCCTCCAATATTCAGAGGAGAAAAGTCATTCTTTCGGAACAAACCATAATTATATCCTGATTTGTAACCTTTTGAAAAATCTTTGAGATAGTGATAGGTCAGTAGAAGTTCTTCCGCATCCTTCTTAGAAATCCTATCAATATAGTAATCAGATTTCATAAAAAAGAACTGTATGTTGTAATATGGTATTTTGTTTTACCAGTGAGTCTCACAGCATCCTTTATTGAATCATATACCACACCATTATAGCATAATTTTCGTGCTCTCGGATTTCTTCCACCCGTTATATTAGGATTACTAATACCTTTATTCCAAGCATTTCTTCCCTTACAAGAATCACTTATTTTTTTTCTAACTTCTGGTCTTTTAGTTGGATTTTTATCACCAATTAATTTTCCCCTTGCTCTTAAACCTTTTTCTATATCTGACTGCTTCCTTTTTTCAGTCATAGTTTTTGGAGTTCCTCTATTTGCTTCGGCAATTTTTCTTTTATGAGATTCTGATAGTGGTTTTCCAAGTCTTCCTTTTCTTCTGTTTTCAATATCTTTTTCAGTCATTATTTTTCCAGAACATCCATCTCCACCATCAGTTTTATTATGAAGAATACCTGTTCCTAAATCTTTTCTACCAAATACAGAAATCATATAGACTTCATGAATGAATGCCTGCTTCTCTGTAAGATTTCTTTTTAAGAATAATATTCTTTTCTTTGGAGGGGGATAAAAAGAACCATGCTTTAAAAATGCTCTTCTACCCTTTCCTTTACCAACATAGTAAGGTGTTCCATCTTCACGCAAGTATGCGTAAGTATAATATTCCATCTGCTTCTAAATTAAGGTCGCAATAATATTTATAATAAAATAGGGTGGATTTCTCCACCCTTCTCTAAAAGTGCGACCTTGTTAGAGCATTATTATTTAGACATCAATCATCAGATGCTAATTTTGCGAAGTAACTGAGTGCATCGTCGTCCTCATCTTCTTCGACAGTAGCAACGGCACGACGGGTCGGTTGCAGGTTGTTAAGTTCAGAACGAAGATCATCATCAAGATCTTTCACAGGACCACGGGAATATTCTTCCTCTTCAGCAACTTCTTCATCAATACGGGAAGAAGATTTAGAACCAAGAACATAATTAAGACGCTTTTTCAGTTCATCATAAGACTTGAATTGATCGGCAGCAACGAGTTCGGCAAGTGAATATTGCTTCTTCCAGATTGCTTCCATTGCATCATCATCGTCCAGAAGAGGACTGGGATTTGCAAATTCACTAGAATCATAGTTACGATAACCAGCAACGTTCTTTGCTTTCAGTTTGAAGTTGGCACCTTGCCAGAAATCAAACGGATCAATCGCTTCTTCATCTTCAAATTCAGGTTGCATTGCAGCAGTCAGTTTGTCAAAGATTTTCTTGCCAAACTTATACAGGAAAACTTTACCTTCGTTGGAGGGATTAGCAGGATCTTTTACAACGTAGATGTTAGAAATGTAAGTCAGTTTACGCTTCTGCTTACGTGCCAGTTCTTTACCAGCATCAGTGCCGTTGTTCCACAGTTCAGAGTTCAGTTCAGACACAGGATCCTTCTGACCCAGAGTAGTCAGAGAGTTCTCAATATACCAACCACCAGAACCTTGGAATGCGTGACTGTAGAGTTTCACGAACGGAAGGTCCTCACCGTTCGGAGCAGGAAGGAAACGGATCACGGCATAACCATTGCCGCTCTTATCTACATCCAGTTTCCACAGACGGTCATCAGAAGAACCGCTGTTTGTATTCATTTTTTCAACTTCTTTAACCAGTTTGGCAGTAAGATTGCCAAGTTTAGATTGCTTCTTAAGGTCAGCAAAAGACATTTGGATTACCTCGGATGAATTGGATTCGGGGGATTACTCGGATAGTATAACAGAGATTGCCTCAGCGGTCAATGTACTGCTTGAGGGACTCAATGGTTTTGTTCATACTACTGAATAATATTTGCATATCAGTCTCTGGTGGGAAACCCATCAGGGCAACTGATTTGCGTAGGTTCTCTTTCATCTCAACCGCTGTTGGGTCGTCTGAAAGGGATAACCTAGTATACATCACTCTTTGCTTTTCTAGCAAGAGCTCAAGTTTTTCAATGTGTTCCAGCTTGGTCTCACGGGACATCATACCAAAAGAGAGAATACTTCCGTATATTTCCTCTTGTAACTTATTAATTTCTTTCAATTCTTCTTGAATAATATCGGAGTCAAAAAAGTTACTCATCTATGATTTCCCGTAAAATCTTTTTAAAAAAGAACACATCAATATTTAGGAATGGCATATATTTTTTCAATTTTAAACTTACGGTTTCCCATACAGGATCGTCAAGTTTTTTATCAAAGGTTTTTGAGAAACCAAATATTTTTTCGTAGATTGTAAAAGTTTCTAGTGACAATTTCCCGCTTAGAAACTTTTTGAGGACTTTCGGGTGTCCTTTGGAACAGTTGAAAACATCCTGTAATTCGTTCTCCAAGAACAATTCGCTGCTTTGCTCTTTGAACAAGTAAGTCAAACTCTGCTGTCTCCGCATCCAATCTGCGTAGGTTCTTTCTCCAGAATTGATAATTTCTCCAATCCATAAGTTGCTAGGGGAATCTGATGCTACAAAGTTTGATACTAAAAAATCTACGACTTCTTTATCAGAATACTTGCGACTTGTTTTTTCGAACCAGTATTTGTCCTTTCTTTTGTTGAAAGAAGTCATACTGGCACGAGTCTTCGCACCATATTTAAAGAAGTCGTATTTTGGATTTGTGAAATGATTTTTGAGTGACAGATAATGTTGATAAGTTTCAAAAGGAGTCACGATCATAAAGGCAATCGAGCACGTGAAGTTTTTTTCATAAAATTAAGACGAGTTGCGTCCCACTTTAACCTCTCTTTCAAAGGTTTTGAAATGAGTTTAGTTACTGATTCTACTTCAAGTTCATTAATTTCACAATAATGAACAATAGCATCAATATAATTAAAACCTTCTACTGCAACAATATTCTCAATTTCAAGAGCAAATTTAGAAGGTGTTAAAAACTTATTTTCTATTGCCTGTTCTAGTTCTTTATTTGGTTCCATAGAGTTCCAGTTTATCTCTAACAAACTTTCTAATGTATTGGGAGAGAAGTTTGATGTACTTTGATTTGTCTCTTTCTTCATAAACGACGCATTCTCCATTTTCGCAGGCCATAATAATTACAAGTTTTTTGACTGAAATACCAGTCAGTTCGTAAAGCATACATCCATATGCCATACATTGAACAAAATAATGTTCGATCCACTCACGTGGTTTTGGTTTTTTAGAAGTTTTAAAGTCAATTATTGCTAACTCGCCGTCATATTCAGCGATACAATCAACTGTCCCAGCAATACCTAATTGCTTACTATATAGGGACCCTTCAAGGGCGTAAATATTATTTATACGGTTTAAGTCTGATTTTGCAATCTTAAAAAGGAAATCAGAGATTGGTTGAACTTCTGGAAGTTCTTCATTTTTAAGATGATGTTCAGTAAGAGTATGCATATCAGTTCCACGACTTGTTGCCGCTTTTGTGATACGATCTGCTTCTACATCTCCGACTTTTTTACGCCATTTAACAAAGATTTCTTTATTAAAATGACTGGTCACCGAAGTAATGGAGACCAGTCGGATAAGTTCTTCTTCATCAGGAACTTTATAGTACCTTACACCATCAATGGTTTCACGCTCCAACTGAGGGAGATCAAGATCAATATGATTAAACATTAAAAACCAGCATCCATTTTAGCAATAATGTATTCCTTAACAAGTCCAGAACGAACAATATCTTCTACACCAAACTCAATTATATCAAAAGAATTCATTTTACGCAAGACTGTCATAAAGTCTACAATACCATTACGCTCATTTGTTTTCTGCAAGTCTGACTGAGAAGCATCACCGCAGAAACAAATTTTGGTATTTTCACCAACACGAGTGATAATAGAATCTAATTCGTGGAAATTTAGATTCTGAAACTCGTCCACAATAATGATTGCATTATCAAGAGTCGTTCCACGTAAGAATGAAGTTGACCAGAACTTAATAGTTTCTTGTGACTTTAAGTTGCCATAGAGCATCTCAAACTCAGAATCACTAGGCATCTGGAACATATACTTCACCATATTCTTATAAGGAATCTGGTAAATATCTGCCTTGTCTTCATGAGAACCAGGAAGGAAACCAATTTCCCGAGTTGCTACAAGAGAACGAACCAAATAGATTCTTTCATAAGGAGATTGTTCATCTAGAACATCTTGAAGAGCATTGTAAAGAGTGATAAAGGTCTTACCAGTTCCAGCACAACCATAAGCAACGATGTGCTTATCATCGGCATAAGAATCAAAAAGTCTTTTTTGATTTTCTGTAAGAGGATCAATGTCAATTAAATATTCTGCACTTAGAGGTTTTCTCCTCTTCATCTGTTTTGCGGTCAAACCAACTCCGATTGGTTGGTCGCTGTTTCCTCTTTTTCTTCTTGCCATACTAGATTTTCTTTAAATGATTTGCTATTTTTAGAATATGTTCGGTAAATGTAGATACATTTAAATCACTCTTCATATAATTACATTTTGTACAACAAGGAACACAATTTTCTTTTTCATATCCCTCATTACTGTTTATTCTATCAATACCATTATATGGAACTGGAATACCAACATATCTACCTTTTCCTCTATGAGGTTGTCTTAATTCTGGTTCAGACCCACAATAATGACAATCTTGTTTAATAATTTCAAGATATTGTTCTTTTGATAGATTGAATTCTATATTTCTAGTTTTTGCTCCTGATTGATACTGCTCATAAATGTATCTATAAACGCTTTCTGGTTTTCTTCTTTTTTGAGAATTAAGGTTATTTCTATAAGTATGCTTACATCCACAACTCTTTGCCCTATCTAGTTCATTTTTGCAGACAAAACTATCATATCTGAAAACTTTTTCTTTTCCACAAATACATTTACATAAAATTTTTTTTCTTTTTTTACCATTAGAGTAAGTTTCATAAAAAGGAGGGGATATAACTTCAAGGTAATAAAATTTATCCCCAACTTTTATTTCTGGATGTTTCGTATATTGTCTAGGCATAAACCAGGTTGGAATAGTATAAGTATTTATATTATAACCTAGTTTATATTTTTTTAACTTTTGAGCCCGGTGCCTTGCTAGCTTTTGCAAGAATATCGTTCCATCCAGGATTTCTTGCGACAAGTTTATCCTTCCACTCACCCACCTCACCAGGAGAAGGGCAAGTAGATGGATCGGACCAATCACGAATCCATTCAGGATTGTCTTTTTTCCACTGATCCCAGACGTGGACACTCATTTCCACTTGTTTCTGTTCACCAGTTTGTGTATTCACTACGGGGTATGTTGCCATAAGTTATAATTTCAAGATAATTTATTTAGATCCATTCAAGAGCTTCTGCAACTGTTGGGAATTGTTCGGAAAACACCTTCTTACATTCCAGAGCAATGTCCATATGTTCTTTCTGAGTTCCGTTTGCTGAGCGGAGATTGATATAATGTATCCATGACCTGCAAGAACCGGTCATATAGATGCGTGTGGGCGTTGCTAAGGGCAATACAAACCTTGCACACTCTTTTGCCACACCTGCCTCTAACATGCGCTTGTAGAGGTTATTAGAGTGCGTAAAGAGATCAGCAATTTCTGATTGAAACTTCAACTTTACATAGTCACCAAGATCATCTGTAGAGTTCTGACGGTTCTTTGTGTCTTGCTTACGAAGTTCTGGAATGGGAATATGCTCAGTAATCAGATTCGTATCAGCATAACGTTGCGAAAATTCTTGAAATGTAAACGAACGGTGGCGAAGTATCTGAGCTGCGATGCCACGATTCGTTTCAATCTCAAGAGTCATAGAAGACTGTTCAAACACAGACCAATGATTATGCTTAATACAATAAGCAAGCAACTTGGCATAGTTCTCGTTATCCTGATTAGCAGGATTAGAGACTCGTGCAATATATGCCATTGTTTTTTCTGCATCTGGCGTAACGCTAATAAGTTTTACGGTCATTTCTTTCCAAATCCTTTTGAGGTTTTTGCTTCAAGATCTGCGATTTCTTCCTTAACAACTCGCAGTTGTGCTTTCATTTCAATAATCTTTTCTGTTGTGTAGAGATGCTCTTGTTTTGTAAGTCTTTCAAGTAACTTAACAAGTTTCTTTGCTCTACTAATCCGCGTATCCATCATCATCTTCAAAGATTTCGTCATAGTCGTGGTGTAATCCTTTTTTTACTTCATCATAGTTAAGATAACTCTGTGTATCAGAATACACTTCTGCTTTCAGAGAATCAACCAATAGTTCAAGATTACGGACGATAAGTTTTAGTTTGTCTTTATCCATAGGGTATTATTCTCTCTGAGCATTTTAGCATAAAAAAAGGAGGGGATCAACCCTCCTTTACTTCAAGCAACTTGTGGTTGCTTCGCCATATTCAGTTGTGCGGCTTTAAGAAGTTGTTCTCTCTTCGCCTTCTTTTTAAGGTATCGAACGAAATAAGTGTTCATTTTACACCTCCTTTGGATTTTTCCATATGGAGTTTGTTTCCATTCTCATCAACATAAAACATCGATCCACGATAGATTTCTACGTGAGGTTCAATCTTAAATGTTTGATTAGGACGATCTGTGGTATCATATTCGACACCACGATACACAACTTTTGACATTAGGGTTCTCCTTAATGGTTTAGGTTAAAGAGCGTTCCTTCAGTCGGCTTTTGCGTCTATTTTACACTATTTGGGAGATATTTGTTTAATCTCCCAAATTAAATCATTCTTTGCTTGCTTAGATAGTTCTTGACGATGAACTCTCCCAGCAATTAACTGTGCCTGTAAACAAGTTAGAATGAGTGCTTCCATAGATGAACGAAATCCGTTCCGAGTCGGCTTACTTCCGTCTGTTTCCAGATGAACGATAGGAGTATTATACTCCCTTTCGCGGATATTTATCAATTATTAGTTGTATAATGTGATACAGTTTTATAAAATCTTAATAGGCAAAAAAATTGCCGGGATTTTTTCCCAGCATTTTTGAAATCACTTTTTCTTTTTCGTTTTAGGTGCCTGATAACCCCAGGTCTTTGGACTGATTTTACCAAACCCAAACTCAATACTCTTTAAATTTCCACGAAACTTATCCCAGTACATATCAAACAATTTGATTTTACTTCCTTTCGTAAGATCAAAACAAATTTTATCATCTACAAGATACTTAATAATGTAAGCATCTCTGGGTGCTTCTTTCGTGCAAACCTCAGCATAAGAACCATTTTCAACTATGATATCACAACCGTAACGTGATTTGCAAGTTTCTTTTTCTGCTGTTGTCCAATGATCCATATGCTTTTCTGTATCTTGCGTCTTTTCAACAACTCGACTCACGAACGTCCTCCCCAAATAATATCGGGGTATGCTTGCGAAACAATATCTTTTGTAATTTTATATTTTGTTTCAAGTTTTTTATCCTTTACAAGACAAACAATCTCTGCTTCCAATGGATGAAGTCCTTGAAGAGTATTGATGAACATTGTTTCTCTACGAAGAGAACTCAGACCATCATTACCACCTTTTACAAAATTATAAAACTTTTGATATTCTTTGCGAATCGAAGAACGTCCTTGATCCTGAGAACCAAGAGAATTAGTTCCAAGTTCTTCCATTTTATCAACTGCATCAGCAATCTTTTCACTCAAAGTTCCTTTGAATGAGTCCATCTCATTTACAGCAGAGTATGGAACATCACCAGGAGGAAGTGCTGATTGAATTGTTTCGTCAAAGTTCCAAATGAACAGTGTTTTAAGTGAAGGATGAGAATACTTTTGAAGAACCTCTACCTTTTTTGCACTAGATCTTTGTTTTGAAGCAGCATTTAGAATTTCAAAAACAAAAGGATTTGCAGGAAGTTCAGGAATTGCTTCTGCGATTACTGTTGCTTTTGGTGCTGCTGGTTTTTTTGTTGCAGTAGTTTTTGCTCTACTCGTTGTCGCTGTCGTCTTCTTCGTCGTAGTCATGATAGTTTTCAAAGTTAAATGCGATTACTTCGTCAGGTATCAGGTTTCCCTGATGGTCAAACATCTCAGGATGTGGTCTTGGAATCTCTCGATAATTCATCATGTATTCCCTTGCTACCCAACCTGTTACAAGTCCCACTATAAGAAACAATACTGTTAGGAAGGAACCAAATACTAGACTAACTGCTAACATCTCTTTTTCTCCGGGAAACTACTTTTTTCTTCCTTGACTTAAAGGAAAATTCAAAATAGATAGTAACTTCCCGATTTAGAAAGCAAACTATCTTCTCAAAGATAATGTGAAATGGTTGAGTCTGCTTTCTTTTCCCTCCATTAAGTATGAGTTCAATACCACGATTGAAGTGGTCTTCCTCTTTATTTATGTTCGCATCAGACGATTTGATTTTCTTTGAGGAATTTGATTGTGTCAACGGATCCTCCGATCTTTTGTTCATTACAAATTACCTGAGGGAAAGTAGATCCTTCTCCAAACTCAGCGTAAAATTGTTCTCGTGTAAAATCTTCATCCAAAGTATACACGACAAAGGGTTGTTTTGTCAACTCCAATACTTGTTTGACCTTATCGCAATATGGGCAACCTGTCTTTGAATAAACCGTGAAATTCATATGAGGATTTAAAATATTATATATTCTACCACAGTTAGGGGTATTGACAAGACCCTGAATTTTAATTAGAATAGGTTTGTTCCCGTTGAAGATAAGTTATATCTAGTTATATCTATAGTACTTGATGTATGATATAGTTTGTTGCAATCTTCCAATATACGTTGGAGGTTTTTAAGCATTTATGTTTAAAATATCTTTTTTACTTTTATTCATCATTCCACAATGAATATACAAATGATCTTCAGAAGTAAAACATCCTAATTTGGAATACTCTGTGCCATAAAAAATATCATTTCTAATATAATCTTCGTATGTTAAAGTATCTCCTTGTATTGCTAATTTTTGAACTATTGATTTTGCATTATTTTGAGTATCCTTCCAAAAATTAGATTTAAATTTAGAACCATAAGAATAATGAAATGCTATAAGATTTTGATATGTAATAATTTTTTCCAAATAGTCTTTATTCATTTCATTATATTTTTGAAGGTTCATATCATTCAGATATGAACAAATCATTTCTGCAAAGATTACATAATAATGTAATGATAATGCTTGTAAAGGTTCTATAAAAAACAAGCAATTGCCATTAACAGATTGTCTTTTAGTGAGAATAAATTTTTTAGAAAATCTTTGCTCCCATTCCAAATACTTCATATCTTTTTTATTAACTAAAGATTTAGCCTCATCTAAACTCTGGTAATTTCTATTAAACAAGTATCCTTGTCTAGACAGATTTTGTTCTGGAAATGGAAGTTCAAACTGCCATCCATTTTCATGAGCCCTATGTACAGTGTAGGAATAATCTTCAATATAATCATCATTATATACTAGGGCTGAATTTACAGTTTCAAAAATTGCTTTTCTATATTGCAAATTCAAACCATCCCAACCTGTACAATGGGTGACAAAATCAAATTTTCTGCCACAAATTATCACACTATCATCATCTTCAATAACATTATCAACATTCGCATCAATATATTCAACCCCATAGTTTTTTAAAATATTGTGAATATATAAGTTAAATTTTTTAGTAAGAAAATGTGCCGCTAAGGGAGTATTACTAAAAAAATGATGCCTAAATGAATCTTGATTTCCCCAGTTTATAAATTTGATTCCATTCTTTAATGATACAATTCCATCATCAAGCATATCTCCAATAGAAATCTTACAAACATTTTGCACTAGATTCATAACTAATGGAGTTGTTGACTCACCAACACATATTTCTGGTATAGAAGAATCATAAAATATAGTCACCCTATGCCCATATCTTATAAACATTAATGCTTGTATAATTGCGCTAGTCCCTTTCCCAATAATTGCAATATTCATTTTTTTAATATTATTGTAGTATAATAGATAGTATTAATTATATCATAAACTTTTAAATGGAACCTGTTGATTTAGAAAACTTATTTCCTACTCCACTTTTTAGAACAAAATTATATCTAAATGACATTGACATTATAAAAAGAGATATTATTCAAAATCATAGAGAATATGTTGCCAGTGGAAATATTAATCAAGAGATGTTGTCTGACGGAAAAAATGCATTTACTAAATTAGAAAGTAATGAAAAATATTTATCATTACTAGAAAAAATTAATGAAATTGTTAGATCCTCATTGAAAAAAATTTATTGTTATGATGAAGATATAGAACCATACATTTGTGCTATGTGGAGCACTTGTTGCTGCCCTGGTGAAAGTGGAGAAGAGCATTATCACAGTAATAGTTTTTTTAGTGGATCCTATTATCCGTTTGAAGAAATCCCTTCAGAAATCAGTTTTTATTCGCCAACTCACGAAAAGTGTGCATTAAATATTAACGCAAATATTACCGAATGGAATCACATTAATTCTACTTCATACACAATCAAACCACAAAAATATGATTTAATGTTTTTTCCCAGTTATTTAAAACATAAAGTTTTAAAAAATAATACTAATATAGTTAGATATTCTATTGCTTTTAATGTCTTTCTTAAAGGAACCTTAAAAGCAGAAACGAGTAACTTATATTTACCTTAAATTCTTATAACAACTATACCTTTTCCACCAGGTTGAGATAATGATACTTCTGGGAAAAAGGAGTATCCTCCTCCACCTCCACCTAAATAATCAACACCAGCAACAGTATTATTTAACGGCCCTGATCCATTGTGGTCTGCTGCTTTTCCGCCACCACCAGGAGTATAATTTGGTTTTGGTGCTGCTCCTGCATTATTAACCCAACCATCTCTACCAGATCCACCTCCGCCACCACCACCAAAAAATCCACCAAAAGGATTTAAAGAAGGTATGCCTATTAAAGGTCCTTGATAAAGTGGAAAAGGTTGTCCATTTCCTCCAAAAGATGGTTGATTTGTACCATTGGTGAATCCTGATGCTTGGGAATCTTGTCCTTTTGAAGATGCGCCACCACCGCCGCCGCCAGTAGCATATACTCCAGAATATCCTAATCCATTAGAACCAGGTTCTGTACTTCCTCCACCACCTACACCACCTGTTGCAGAACTATTACCCGCAGATCCAGAACCGGCGCCGCCGCCGGCAAACCATTGATATTGTCCTGGGCCTGGATTTAATGCCCCAACACCAGTTGTAGTAGATGCGGGCCCAGCAATAGCAATTTGAACTCCTGCTCCACCAGGTCCGGGAGTTGTAGACCCCGATGCAGGTGTTCCTGCACCTGCTGCACCGCCGCCACCGCCAGCAGCGACAGCCGATGAACCGGAAGTTCCTGCACCATCACCGCCAGGATTTCCTTGCGATGGTGATGTTGGTGGACTGTTTCCTGCTCCCTTATTTGGATTATTGGGTGCTCCTGATCCACCACCACCAGAACCTCCAGCACTTCCTCCTATATAAGTTCCACCATTATTGATACCACCACCACCACCTGCCGTAGAAGTGATAGTAGAAAATGCCGATGGAGTACCATTAGCGCCAACTGTATGATAAACATTAGCACCGGCTCCGCCACCACCAACAGTTACACTATAAGGACCTGGTGATATTGGAAATGCTGAACCTGCTAATGGATGCCCAGAAAGATTAGTTCGCAATCCACCAGCACCCCCTCCACCACCGTGTCCAAATCCTCCTGCACCACCGCCTGCAACAACAAGATACTCAACACTTGCAATAGCAGGATCAGTGACTGTAAAAGTTCCAGATGATGTGAAAATATGAGCACGATATCTAGTACCAGGTCCTGGATCTACATAATCACTAACCACACCTCCACTTGCACCAGTATAAGTGAATCCACCACCACTAGGAGCAGCAAGAACAGCGCCAATACCAAACTGTTTTACAATCGATGCCAGAGAAGTAACAATGGGAGCCATAAATCAGTACCTTCTATATCCGCCGCTTACGTTTGAGAGTAGTTTGTAGTTAAGTGTTGATGCCGCAGAACCAACGGTATTAATACCAGTAAAGTTAAAGACATCATAACCAGTGGTGCTTCCAGTTGCGACTGTTCCAGACACATAAGAGATTGCAGTCTGAACACCAGCAGCAGCATTTGCACCAAACGCAACACCATTTAATGTAACGTTTGTGCAACCATAAGCAGTTGCACCTTGCTGAACGATTACCGCAAATGAGATTGCACGATTATCAAAAGAACTATCGGTTGGAACACCCGTTACATTCAGTATGATGGGTCCTGTTGGATTTGTGCAGATCGCAACGTTACCACCACCAGTATTATAAACAAGACTTACCGAGTTACCAGATACAAGAGTTGTTTTATCTGCAATGGATGCAACTCTCAAATCTGTTAGAGTTGAAATGCCAGTATTATTAACACCAGAAACTGAAATGCTTGGAGAACCAGTGAGTCCTTGTGCATTGGTTGCCAAAGTTGCTGTTGTTGCAGTTCCTGTAAGATTTCCAGTTACATTACCAGTTACTGGTCCAACAAAACTCGAAGCAGTTACAACACCAGTAACTGTCGCATTAGTCGTTACTGTGAGTGCTTGTAAAGTAGGACCACCAGTCCCCGATTTATTTTTTATGACATCAACATTTAACTGCGACATTTTCTATGCTTCTTTTTTAGTTATTTATGATAATGGATCTGGCAAATCAAATGGATCTATTACTAAAAGTTTTCCAGTTCCAATAGTCACTCCAACACCAGTATCAATGGTCATTTTTTTATCTGATAATAAAATATAAGAATTAGAAATTCCAGAATTTGTTGTATCGAATACTATATTTGATGTGATTAGTTTTCCACTTTGGTCAATATAAGAAAATCCACTAACATCACTTATGTTTGTTCCAATGCCACCAGAACCACCACCAGAAATGCTAACATCAATACGATCACCAACAACAGCAACTGTATTTCCTGCACCAATAAAATTGATCTGAGTAACACCAGCACCAATGGTAACCCCACCAGACTGAATACCAACACCAACTAATGGGTCACCAGGTCTTAAACCAACATTACCAGTTCTTCCATTGAATCCAGTGACTGCACTACTTGTGGCACCAGCAAAACCAATGTGTCTTGCCTGAATCGCTGCACCTGATTCTGGTGCCTCAGTAAAACTTAGAACACTACCATAGATTGAATATGATCTTGCGGTATCATTATCACTTGGATATTGTGTGACACCATCAATCGTTACAAGAACGCTTTCATTATTTGGTGCTACTTGGGAAAGTGTGAAATCAGTATCTACACCATTTGCGGTGAAGTTATCAACCTTATTGTCACTAATATCATAAGTTGGGAAGTTATTGGCAATAATGTTTCCCCAGAAAACATCACCACTTCCAGGAGCAACTGAGAAAACAATAACACCAGGATGCTCAATACCATAACCATCAGTAGGCGTTGAGGTCTCAAATGGTTGTTGCAGAACACCATTGATTGAAATAGTCAGTTGGGAAGCATTTGTGATTCTTGCTTTTCCACCGTTTCCATAAGTTGCTCTGAATCTTGTGTTAATTCCATCAAAGGCAAGATTGATTGTATGAGCAGTTCCAGATCCAACAGAAGTCAGATTGATTGTATTGCTTGCAAGCGCATCTGCATATGTTGCAGCAAGTTTGATTGTGTCTGCACTATTATTAACAATATAATAAGCACTTCCAGAAGTCAGACCACCGATTGCACTTCCACCGCCGTGCGTATAGGTGACTCTCTGTCCTGTAACGAACCTATGATCTATTTCAGTGATTGTGTCGTTTGTGAGAGATACTTTAACTGACGGATCAAACGTCAAAGTGTATGACGAAAGATTATCAAGTTTCTTAAAGTTTCCTGTCGTATCTCCAACGACATAAGGATTGCCGATAAGGGGCATTGATTTATAGACGATCTGCGTTGCTATTATTTAGTTATAAAAAAAGGAGGGTTGCCCCTCCTTGCTTATCATTCAGTAGGTGTTTCTTCTGCTGGTGGTTCGGGAGTAAAGAGTTCCCAAGCACCTGCTTCTTCATCCCAGCGATAGAATGAACGTGCTTCAATTTCTGCTTCGGTCAGTGCGGGAGCAGGACCAACTGGTGATTCCCAGTCAGCGGTTTCTGTGTTAAGAACCCAAGACTCAAAGGGTTTTGGTGCAATGAAAGCATCTAGTTCCTCATTATAGTGATATGAGATCCCTGCGTAGCGTACTCGGAAGTTATTGTTGTATGAAGTCTGCTTCCAGTTGGTATCAGCACCCAGAAGTTTCTTACAGAATGCTACACCGATTTCTTCTACTTCGTTTCCGTTTACATCCGAAGTATCTTCATTGGCAACTACAATGACCTGAGTTACCACATTGTTTTCATCTAGTTGTGCAAAGTGTGCCATTGTTTTCTTTATATTAATTGATGTTATTTTAAAATATTTATTATATCATATTAAGGTATATTTTTCCCATACTTGAAGTTCTTCATTCCAGTTTAAATTAGTTGAAACTTCTTTTTCTTCATCAGTTAAAATTGGTTCTGGTACAGGTGGAGTCCACTTCAAAGTGTTTTCATCTAGTGTCCACGATGGATATGGTTTTTCAGAAATAAATCCATCTTTAAACTTATCAAAGGTATTACCTATGTATCCCCAATTTTTTTTATTATCAATCATTACCCAATAATCTTTTTTTGAATCTGGATATTTTTCATATAAGTGAGTGTATGCCCAATGTTCATATAAATTGCCATCATCATCTGTTACAATATCATCAAATACAAAGACAACATCTACAACTTTGTTATTGGAATTAACTCTCGCAAAATTAAACATCGTTGCCCTTCTTGTTTTATCTATTTATTTTTTTAGATTGAAAGAAAAAAATTGAGACATTACAAGTCTACCATTATCTTTATTCCATCCAAAAGATTTTGCAATCGTATGTGGAAGTTTTGAATTGTATATTACAAAACGATTATACTTATTCTCAACATTTACAATTTCACCAGAAGAAAGTTTTATTTTTGTTCCTCTCCCTTTTCTTACATTTTTATTTAAATAAACAACACCAGCATAATAATACTCACACTTATTATCATTTTCTCCAATAAAATCTTGATGCCATTGAGGTAACTGCTTGTTTATATTTTTAAAAGTAAGTGAAAAAGTATTCCACACTCTATTGTCTTCATGCGACCAATCTACGCGGTTATTTGTAATAAAGTTTGTTATTGCCGCTTGTTTTTCAATAATCATTTTAGATAATTCAGTATCTTGAAGATTAATATAATTGGTTCTCAATCCAGGAAACTGCAATAAATGTTGAGGATCTGGATGATCTGTTGAATTATAAAATCTAAAATAATTTAAAGCTCTTTTTCTAACCTCATCTGGATCTTCAAAAAAATTATCCAGCACAAAAAATTCTCTCATTATATTTTAAAGCAAAAGTTTTATAGTTAAGATCCAGTAGATCCTCCAGTATTTTTGTATCTGATTAATACAATTCCTGGACCACCATTTCCCTGATAAACTGCTCCACCTCCACCAGTATTTGGTTGTCCATTTTTTGATGGTTGAGGAGCTCCACCTCCACCACCTTTTCCTCCCGTGCCAGGAGCACCAGTTCCTCCTGGGTATTGACCTCCATGACCTCCACCACCAAACCAAGCTTCTGTTGGATAATTACTATCACCAAATCCATTGGTTGCTCTTGGTCCAATTATAGGACTAAAATCGATTCCATCACCACCTTGCGCTCTAAAAGATACTGCGGGAGCAGGAACAGTGATACCAGGTACAAGCATTGGCGTCGAGTAATATGTTGGAGGACTATATCTTGCTCCACCACCGCCACCACCAGAGTAAGATGTATCAGAGGCAGTTGCGTTTCCAGGACTTCCTTGGAATCTAGTATCGCCAATGGGTGATGTTGGTCCACTTGCTCTTGGTTCTGGACTATTTCCTGCTCCATTATTTCCTGCACCAAATTGAGCTGTTGGACCGGGATAATCTTTTCCTCCGCCAGACCCACCAGGATTTCCTCCTCCTCCACTACCGGCACCACCATATCCTCCACCATGAACTGTAATTGATGGAATACCATTACCATCCCCAGGATTAAAAACTGTTGGTTGCCCATTTACACCATCTCCTGGGGATGCATTTGCACCGCCACCAACACTAATTGGATATGATCCAATAGGTAATGATATTTGTGGAATAAATCTTACTCCACCAGCTCCCCCACCGCCACCGCCATAAGCACCTGGAGTATCATCTCCACCACTACCTCCACCAGCAACCAAAATAATATCAAAATTGGTTGACGGTATTAAAGGTGTTGCAACTACTGGAATAGTAAAAGTGTATGGATTTGAACTACCAACTGATCCACCAGGAAAAGAATGTATTGTGTAATTATTCCAAGTGGTAATTGTTCCTCCAGTAGCATTTACAGATGGTAATGGAGGAACATAATTTGTCGATATTCCACTCGTTCTTTTTGTACTGAAATATTCAACAAGATGTTGATCTAACCTTTTATTATTACCAACACCTTTAGGTCCGTTGTCTGAACTTTTTGCACCCATTCTATTTACCTCTTATCAGATATCAGTATCACCAAGAATTTGATAGTTCACGACACTACCAATACCTGCTCCTCCCGACCCTGGTGGTATAACTTCCACAACAATCTTTTCTTGATTTGTAAGAACCAAAGGATAATTCATTTCAAAGAAAAAAGTTTCATTCTGCGATAAGTCTACTCTTGCTAAACGATAAGCAGTTTGTCCAACACCTGTCACAGGAGAAGCGACACTACTTGGATACACATAAAGAGATGAAGTGCAAGTTGCAAATCCAGTATTGTGCATTATCACACCACGAACATAAGTGGTTGATGCAATTCCAACTCCACCAGCAGTTTGAGTTGTTCCAACTGTCAAAATACCTACTGTTGCAATACCAGTGACTGATTGTATTCCCAGTAGTTTAGTTCTTTTGAGTGACATCGTATTGTTCTTTTTTAAGTTATTTATCCAAAAAGCATACCATCAAGTTCATTGTAAGAACCTTCACCACCACCAGCAGCAATACCAGTTAGTTGTGAACCATTACCAACAAAATTTGTAGCATATAAAGTTCCAGTGACCGTAGCACCAACACTAACGGTTTCAAACTTTTTACTATTATCATAATAAAGTTCAGAGGCACCATTGCCAGTGAACTTTGCCATCGTTTCACCAGTGCTGTGATGCTGAATAATGACATCAGTTGAACCAGAAAGATATAAGTTTCCAGTTCCCGTATCTTCTACATAACTGTTTGTTCCGTCATGATAAATTCTGAGATCATCACCATCACCAAAGTTTGCCTTAACATTATCACGAAGATTTATGTTTTGAGTAAAGGTACTTATACCAGAAGTATAAAGATTATTTACAACAATACTTGGAGAACCAGTCAGTCCAGTTGCGTTTCCACTAAAAGTTCCACTAAATCCACCACTGAAACTCGTTGCGGTAATGATACCCGTTGAGTTAATATTACCTACGCTACTAATCCCAGAACCACCTAAATCAAGATTATCTCCTGCTTGGAGTTCTTGAAGTTGATTCGCATTGGAGTTATAAATCAGCGGATATCTATTCGCCATTATGTCTGAATAGTCTTTTGATTATTTATGCCACATTAAAAGCGACGAATCCTTTGGTGCCATCTCTTTTCAAAACACCAAGATTCTCACCATTTAATGGTAATGTTGCGGCAGTTGTTCTTGTGCCGATTGTGAGACTAGTCATAGCAGTAGTGTTTAGAGTGGTTCCAAACACAATGCAATAAAATCTTCCTGTTGAAGATGGAGCAGCAGCAAAGGTGATTTGATTCTCATTGATGACATAAGAAACGATTGGTTCCTGAATGACACCATCAAGTGATAAAAGTAAGGTATAAGGATTTGATGTGAAGTATGGTTGACCACCAAGTGTCAGATTAAAAGTAGTTTTAGTTCCATTAAACTGATCTGAGATATCATCAAGTTTGATGTATGGACCAGTTTGTTGTGGTCTTCCGATGTATGCCATTGGAGGTTTTTAGGTATTTATAAAATCAACTATAAAATGCACCCTATCAATATCACTGTTGTTATTTACAGAGTGTATTTTATTTGTATTATTAATTTCCCACATTTCACCAACTTTCATATTTTTAACTTCATCATCAACTACAAATAAAACTTTTTTATTTGATATTAACGGAATATGTATTCTTCGAATTCCTTCGAGTAAATGACCAGAATCTATATGTGGTGGTATTGATTTTTGCGAATACAGTTTTGTCAAAATAACACGAACAATTTTTCCTTGCCCATAGTGTCTCACACAGATATTTTCAATATCTTTTAGTTCTTCTTGAAATAAATCATACCATTTTGTTTTTGTACTTTGAAAATTTTTATCAAAGATAACAGGAACAGTTTGAGTAAACTTATGAGCTTCAAATGTTTTTTGTCTAAAATCAAATTCTCCCCACTCTAACTTTGAAATTTTTTTAACCTTTCTGATTATTTTTATTCTCTGAAAGAAATTTAATTTTCCAACAAACTGATAGTTAAAGTTCATTTTAATGAAAGATACAATGAGTTATAATTTTTATACTTTTCAATGATTGATTTTGGAACATAATCTTGATAGTTATATTCGGTTTTTTTTATTTTACTTTTTACTCGGTGTAAATTACGTCCAAAAACAATATCATTATATTCAATTTCATTGGATTTAAAATTAGAAATATTTTCTAGTTGATGATGATATTTTTTTATTCCTAAAAACTTATAAATTTCATTTATCTTATTTTCAGTATCAGAAACAAGATCTTCATACTTTACGAAAAGTGCGTGTCTTTTATTTTCGCTTTTATTTAAATTATATAAAGAGTGTAAAGATTTCATAATCTGTCCGTTGCTGTCCATTAAAACTTCACACTTTTTTTCAGTTGTATTGAATTCTTCTAAAAAATTACCTTTATTATTTTCAGACCAATAAAGGAAAGATGCTAATATCTCGTTTAAATCTCTAATTAATACAACTACTTTTATTTCATTAGGACAATACTTTTTAAGTAGTTCTAAATTATCAGGAGTTCCCCAACAAGACCTATCGATAATATACTTAAACTTCCAGTCACGATAATAATTACAGAATATTTTTTTACTTATATTATCTATTGATTTTGTATCTGGAAAGTTTACAAATTTTGGATCATTGTTTTTTAAATTTTCTATCTCATAAAAAACATCTGCAACTGGACTATTAGCAGTTACACATATGTTTTTATTTTGGTTGAGAATAGATCCAAGTAAAGTATTTCCAGATCTAGGTAATCCAGAAAGAAAATAATATTTTTTTCCACCAAAGATCATAATAAAATACTTTACTTACATTTATTATACACCAATTTATTGATATCTGACAATCACAATACCGTGTCCACCATCTCCACCAGCACCAGGAGTTGGGTTGAGTGGATTAGTAGTACTAGTAACATAATTTGCACCACCTCCTCCACCACCGGTGAAATTAACACCAGGATCTCCGTTATCATACTCACCAACTGGACCTTGATTTATACCACCACCACCTTGTCCGCCACCACCAACACCACCTAAAGGTCGAACTGTAGTAGTATAATAATTTGCTCCGCCGCCGCCACCGCCAAAATATCCTGTTGGTCCTACAGTAGGAGACCATCGTGGTCTTATTGGTGCAGGTATCGCAGGAGCAAGTATGGTTGATGGGAATCCAGGGAATGGTTGTCCAGCACCACCGTGTCCTCCTCGTGTTGGTGCAGGAGCAACAAGATTAGTTGCACCAGCACCACCACCACCATTACCATATCCAACTCTTTCAATCGAAGAATTTCCATAAGCAGTAAATAATCCAGGAACTGGTTGAGGTGCCGCTGGTGTAGTTGTATTTGAATATTGACCACTTCCACCACCAGAACCACCAGGTAATGCAGCTACTGGACCTCCTGCTCCACCACCTACTGCGGTGATTGTTCCTATTATAGGACCAGAAATTAAAGAATTACTTCCAGAACCACCTTGTGCGCCTGGTGCCTTATCTCCACCTTTACCAACAGAAATGGTGTGTGAAGCGGCAGAAAGTGGAACATTGGGTCCATAGACAACACCACCTGCTCCTCCACCACCTGCATAAAAATGTCCACCACCAGCACCACCACCAGCAACAATCAAAACATCCGCAGTAGTGGCAGTGTTTACTATAAGATTATCTGCATTTGGGTATAAAAATACGTGATAAGTATATCCATTTCCAGATTCGGCACTTGGAATTATAGTACCTCCACTTGCTTTAACACCACCGACAGCAGCAAGAGGAACTTTTCTTTTTCCAAAACTAAACCCACCAGTTCCTCCTCCACCAAGAGAAGAAAGTCTGCTTATAATAGGTGCCATATCAGAAGAATCCTCCGCTTGCTACACCAAAGACTTCATAGTTTGCAGTTGTACTTGCAGAACCAACAGTATTGATTCCAGTAAATCCGTAGATTGTATAACCAGCAGTTGTTGTTAGACCAGAAACAGCGTTTGCAAGAGAACCACCTGCCCATTTGATTGTTTCTGGAACACCATTCAGATTAACAGCAGTACAAGTTCTTGCAACACCACTCGTTGAAGTTGCAATCACAGTAAATGTGATAGCGTGATTATCAAAATCACTTGAAGTTGGAATGCCAACAACATTTAACGTAATGTTACCAGTTGCATTTGTACAGATAGCAACATTAGCACTTGAAGAGTTATATGTTAATGATGCAGTATTTCCAGAAATCAATACAGTCTTTTCTGCACCAGTAATAAATCTATTCTCATTTGTAGCGATTGGAATATTTGCTTCAAATGCCTTTTTAGTATCATTATATGTGAAGGTCTTATTAGTTGCCCCATAAATCTGAATACCATCACCATTTGCTTGTGCATCTGTGGTATTTCCAGATCCAATACCTACTAATGGATCTGTGATTTCTAAGTTAGTTGTATTAATAATCGTCTGAGTTCCGTTGACTGTCAGATTACCAGTTACAGTCAGAGCACCACCAACTTGAACGTCTTGTGCTGATACGTTTGTAACCGTAATACTAGGAGAACCAGTCAGTCCCTGTGCAGTGGTAGCAGTACCAGTGAGTGTGCCAAGAACTGTTGCTCCATTTGGAAACGTAGGAGCACCAGTTCCTGCCTCATTTTTAATATTATTAACTCTTATTTCAGACATTTTGAGTTATACTTTTCAGTTATTTATTCAGTTACAACAGTACCTCCGAAATCATAGATCTCAGAGGTTGCTACTGATTTATTTGTATATTTCTTACGGTCATCATAGTTTGTTGACCACTTATAATCACCCTGAAAATAAATGGTCTTCTCAGTTCCCTGAATGTTCTGGGTCTTAGCAATATGATAGTTTGCCATCTTAAAAGTAGATTTTCAACTATTTATTCTACTGGTCTCTCAAACTCAGTTCCTTCCTGTACAATCCCATCACCGTCACCATCAACTGCATTGGGATTATACTCAACATCTTTCACAACAGTGCCACCAAAATCATAAAGTTCTTTGGTGGCATCTGCCTTCTTATTATAGATCTTTCGGTGCTCATGAACAGTTGTCCAGTGATTATCTCCTTGATAAAAAATCACATTAGAGACACCTTCAAACTCTTGTGTATGTTGAATATGATATTTTGGCATTTTTTCAAATATTTATTGCTTGATGATCTGGAAGTTTGGGTAGCAAATCAAAAGCAATAATAGTTCTTTGCTTTCTTGATTGATTAGGATGGACAAAATGTAGTGTATAAGAGGGAACAATAAGTAATGTTCCCTCTTTGACATCTTGTGGATATGACAATGTTGTTGTGTCATTTCTGGGATCTTGCCACGGCGCAACAAAACAAGTGGGAGTATGATGTTTTGAATCAAACTCCACATAAAGAACACCAGAGAATCCCCAACTGCGATGGTTGTGAATCGTCTGGTGGTCTCCTTGTTTATATCTCACAGACCAACAATCAGTCATACTACAAGTGACCTGTGCTTCCTGACAAAACTCAAACAGTTGAGGTTTGATGAGGTCTTGAAAGTAATGTAGATATGACTTCTTGTTTGTTTGCCTGTCAGTTTCAAAAGTTTGTAGTGTGGTTCTTACAAACTTTTGGGAGTTGATGCGATTGAGAAGTCCCTTCTTTTTAAAATCCCAATCATCAATCTGGTATTGATAAGAAGGATATTCAAAAAGTGGGGTTTTCATCGTGCCCTATCCCAAGCGCAGTGTGCCCTTTGCCCATCTTGCAAGCAATAATGAAAGAAAATTTGGTGATAATAAGGTTCTGTATTCTTACCAAACAGTTTCTTACTCTTCTTTGCACCAGGCATTGCATCACGCCAGTGTGGGCGTTCACAACCTTTATAAACCATACCATCACCTGCTTGAAGAACCACAGAACGATTCTCACCGGGAACTAATACTTGTGTCTTCTTTTTATCAGCATAAGTATCAGGAGTTTTAATCCAGATGGGCCAATCAGCATCCTTCCCTTCCAGATTGGTGCTGATGTGAACCGTTACAGAAATCTCACAAGCATCACGGTCTGCGTGACGAGTCAGTTCCTGTCCTGGAAAATAATAACGATCATAATAATAAGTATTATAAAGTTTCCGTCCCAGTGCTTCTTCAAGTTTGAGACGAATACCAGTATGAATCTGACGATACTGTGGGTGCCAGTAACGCGCAAGAGAACCTTCAACCTGTTGCTCTACTGGAGTATGATTAAACTGATCTACCTGTTTGCCCCAATAGTTAATCTGCCCACGCTCTTCTGGAAGTGGATGATAGAGTTCTTCTGCATCCCATAGATTCTTGATGACCAAGTATCCATTCTTCTCAAAGGATTCATTGTGAGTCCAAGCAGTTCCAGTGTTTTGACGTTCTTGGAACATCAACTGCATTTCTGTCATTTGTTCTGCCATAATCTACCTCACTTCCAACGCTTGCCGACTGTCCAACCTACCAAACTCTTACGGGTTCCTTTTGTGACTTTAAGAACACGGTGCATCGTGCGGGAATCAAACAGAATGACAGTACCACGCTTACGAGGAGCAATATAACTATTCCCTGCCTCATCAAGCAGTTGCAGGTTACCACCCTCATAATCATCAGGGTCACTCAGTTGAACCACGAATGAAAGTTTCCTTACAAGTTCAATGTTCTCATTCACGAAGTCTTGTGCCAGACCATCTTGACGATTACCAACACTTACGGGTTTGTATTGAGTTGCAAGTCCTGCATCATTGTGCCAACCATAGAACTGTCCTTCACTATACTTCGTGAACTGCATTGATTCTCCATCAATACAATGAAGGTCATATAGGAAGTTCTCACGGTTTGCCCGTTCAATATAGTGCCATACGAATCCACCAACCCAATGTGTGGTGGGAATCCAGGCATTTTGTGAGTTTCGTTTATCTTTGTTGAGGGCATCTCCGTGAAGTCGGGAGTCTGCCATTGATTCTTCGAACTTTTCTGAGAGGTCTCGTTCTAGAATATCTACTACGTCTTCTGGTAGGTCGCTAAAATACCAAATTGATTGAAATGCCATATGTGAATAATGTATTCAGGTTTATTATATAGGATGTTGGGGGGAATGTCAAATTTTACCCCAAGTCAAAAACTGCGTTAAGAAGAATTCTGTTTTTATTATTAGAAGGAGAGTACCCAGTATGAACAACATTACCCTCAAATAAAACTAAACGATTTTCTTTTGGTGTTACTGTTTTCTTAATTGTATATTGCATATCATAATCCATTTCTTCAATTTTATAACACTTTTCATTATAAATGACGGTATCTCCATCAGAATTATTCATATAAAGTATTGTAGAAAAATAGTTTGGTATATGATCACCATCAATATGTGGTTTATGTAAAAACTTTTCTGAATTGTAAAGTGTCATATCATATCTTGCTTTAAATACTCTTTTAGCATTTAAATAATCTCCTATAGTTTTAAGGCACCCCATCGTCAAATCAGTTTCCGAACATCTCCTGAAATTATCATAATCACCTAACAAAAACTGAAATCCATAAGATCCTAATCTAGAGTCAATATTAGTATTAGTTATTTCTCTCGTAAATGACCAAGGAAAAAATTCAGATGTAACCATATCTTGTAAGATTTTAAAATATGATTCACTTAAAAAATTATCAATAATAATCACATCAGATAATTTTTCTTTTTTGAAAAAATTCATATAAATTTATAATAATGACAATTATATTATCTTATAGATGAGTATAATGTTCTTCAGAAAAAATTATAGTACTATCTTTTTTGATAAATTTCCGAAGTGCCATATTTGAATAATGTATTCAGGTTTATTATATAGGATGTTGTGGGGAATGTCAATTTCTCCAAAATTCCATACCGCTATATTTTTTAATTACATTTTCTGGAAGATAATCCTTTACTTCATATTTTACTTTTTTAATTTCATTTCTTACTTCGTGCAAATCGCATTCGTAAATATTATCATCATATTGAATGCCGTTTGCTTCAAATTTTTTAATACTCGTAAAGTGATGGTAGTGATATGGAATATCTAAAAATTCATATAGTTCATCAATCACATATTTAGGATTTTCAACAAGATCATTATATTCAATTAAATGTAAATATTTTTTATTTTCTGGTTGAAGTAGATTTGATAGTGAACATAAATTTTTATCAATTTGTCCCGTAGAACTCATCAATACTTCACATTTTATTTCTACATCAGACTTATAAAAATTATTATGCCTCATACCAGAATTATATTCATCTTTTATTTTTTCATCAATCCATTTTGGATTTAATTTTATAAAAGATGCTAGAATTTCATTTATGTCTCTTACTGTACAAATAATTTTTATATTATCTCCAAACAAATTTTCAAGAACATTAAGATTATTTTCTGTCCCCCAAGGTCCCCTATCAATAATATATTTTGCATCCCAATTTTTATAATAAGAATCAAAAATAGATCTCAAATAACTCTCCAAAGAATTATAATCAGGAAAATTTTGAAATACTTCATTGAACTGTAAAGAGACTCCATAATAAAACATTTCAGAAACCAAACTATTTGCAGACACTTGAATGTCTGGATTTTGATTCAATATAGAAGATAACAAAGTATTTCCACTTCTAGGCAATCCTGCCAAGAAAAAATATTTTTTGCTCATTAGTTTTTATTTAATCTAATATAAACTATACTATAAAGTGTCTGGATATGCAATAACCATAGCACCCGGACCACCGGCACCACCACCTGTAATATAAGGCTGACCTGGATTTGGTGTAGATGCTGCACCTCCTCCTCCGCCTGTATTTGTGCGACCAGGTTCACCATTTTGAGTGGGAGTTCTATAAGCCTGTCCGCCTGTTCCATCTGGAGATCCAAGTCCATTGTTGGGAATAGCACTAGATGAATATCCAGATCCACCTCCACCACCCCCAAAGAATCCGTTATATCCAAAACTTGTGGGCAACCAAGACCAGGTTGGAGGTCCTAATCCAACGCCACCAGGACCTGAAACAAAACCGTCATTGCTACTTCCACCGACTCCTCCGGCACCACCGCCGCCGCCGTGCGAATATCCTGGACCACCATTTGGAGCTCTACCTCCGGCATTACCCGCATTAGTAATACCTGATACCCCAGGATTAGCTCCTGGTTGTGTTGCGGTACTAGGACCAGTAGTACCACCACCTCCCCCAGAACCTCCAGAGGATCCGGTCCCGGAACTAGTTGAACCTCCACCACCACCAAATGCTCTTAAATATGTTGGGGAAGGATAAGTAGATCCAGGTTGATAAAAATTTGAATTACTTCCATTACTCCCGTTGTTAAAACTAGTATTAGGCGCCGGTCCACCTGCTCCAATTTCAACAGTCCATTCACCAGTGGAAATTGGGAATGTTCCATTGGAATAAACAACACCACCGCCGCCACCACCGCCACCATATCCACCACAACCGGATCCACCACCAGCAACTAAGATAAATCTAGCACCAGGAATTGGTCTATTGCAAGTGAATGGATTTGGCCCAGGAGTTGTAAAATAGTGAAAAAAGTATCCACCAGTTGGTCCAGTTTTTGTTCCGCCAGTTGCAGAAAAACCAGAACTAGCACCACCACCAGCAGCAACCCCACCAAACCCAAAACCACCAACACCTCTTGCAATACCAGTAAAGACTGGTTTTTCTTTCTTATGCCATTCAAACATGATTCAGTCCTCCTATTATGGTCTTACACCACCGTATCTGAAATTGCCATTATCAGTAGCATATACAATATAATTTCCGACAGTTCCAGTTGACCCACCATTATAATGAACTGCAAGACTGACAATATCAATATCATTTGCAGTTGATGAAATAGTTACAGTGCTTCCACTAGAAACTCTTGCAGAAGTTGAGAATCCAGCAACATTATAAGGTTTTAAGAAAATATTTGTTCCAATGCCAGTGGATCCTGTGGTGTTACCAGTTCCAGTTGCATTCTGAGTAAAGATAATCGTATAAGTTGTCAGAGAGTTCTTTGTAACTGCAAAGTCTCTGAGTGAAACAATACCAACCTGTCCATTTGCAAGACTGTGAGTAAATACCGTTCCGTTATGAGCATCACACTCTAAGATAACATTTGTTGATCCACTGATTGCATAAGTTGATGCCGTGCTTACAGTTTCAACAGCACCTCTAATGTCAACACCATTACTGAAAGCAAAGGAGTCAGAGTTACTGTTCCAAGTTAAAGTCTTATCTCCATCAGAACCACCAAAGATTGTAATTCCACCACCGTCTGCTGTGGTATTTGATGGAGTAGTTGTGGTTCCAATACCAATATTTTTATCTTCTACAACCAGATTTACGGAACTGATAGTGGTGGTAGTTCCATCTACCGTCATATTACCATTAACAGTAAGACCACCACAGGTCATAGTGCCACTAGTATTAACAGTTCCACTTCCAGTTACATTCAGAGCACCAGTAACATTTGCATTACCAGTAACGTTCAAAGATCCAGAAACATTCGTATTCCCAGAAATAGAAGCAATACCAGTCACTGCAAGAGTATTAGATTCTGGAATCGTAACCGTACTTCCAGTTCTTGATTTAATATTGTCTACTCTTAATGTTGACATCTTGAACTTACTTTTTAGTTATTTAGATTAGTTTTCTGTTATGATTAAAATACATCCATCATCAACACTCAACTCAATACCAGGTTCAATATCAACGGTATTATTTTCAGAGTCTGCCTGAATAAAACCAGTCTTATAAGGCAACTCTAATGTAATATTAGTTTCTACCACATTTTTTTGTGCGGTTCTATAAGCATTATCGGTAAAATAAATCGGAAGTGTCATATGTCTATAATATTCAGAACACAACCATCATCAATACTCATCTGAACACCAGACTCAATATCAACAGTCACGTCTGGATCAGTATAAATCGTTGCTGTCTTATAAGGTAGTGCAACAGTAATATTAGATTCTACAACATTCTGATAAGCAAATACAGTGCTGTCATAAACCTGTGAAGCGCCGCCAGTAATTCCAGTCAGTCCTGCACCAGAACCAACAAATGATGTAGCAGTAACCACACCAGCAAAAGATGCACCAATACCTTGAATGCCACCCGTAAAGTTCAACGGATCTTCAAGAGAATTGCCACCAACTTTTGTAATCCTTGAAAGTGCCATAGTTCTACCTAGAAGAGTCCGAGAATATTAGTGCGAACTGTTGTTCCAGCAGAAATTGCCAAGGTAGAACCAGAGGCAACAGTAATATTTTTTGCCCTCACGAATGCAACATAATCAGTGGCAGCAGTGGCAGTAATTGATACTATACCACAACCAGAACCACCAAGAGTTAAGGTCACTGGCGTAGTAAAAACTTGGTCAAGTCCACAACTTGTTCCTTGGGCATTCGCAAATCCACTAACACCAGTAAGTTGAGATCCATCACCAACAAATGAAGAAGCAGTAACAACACCAGATGCATTTACAGAAGTAATACTTAGTTCAGCAGTATTCTTAACTACTCCACCTTGTACCTTAGTAAGTGCCATATCAGGTCATCTCCAAAATAGTCAGAGCAACATCAAGACTGTTGTTTGTATCACTCTGCACGGTTAAAGTATCTGTTGCTTCTAATACAATCTTATTTCCCTGCATAAATTCCAAAGTTGATCCCTGTGGAATAGGAACATTTTTAAGAAGTTTAATACTATCCGAACTTACTCTACTTACACCTACACCAACATTAATACCAGAACCAGAAGTATTCGCAAGTGTGATTCCAATTACTGTTGTTGTAGTTGCTGCTGGAACAGTATAAACTGAAACCGTAGTCACTCCTACGTTTGCCTTCGTTTTGAGTTTGAATACGTTCGCCATTTATACTATCCGAATACAATGGAATAAATCAAAGCGTCATCAAGAACGCTACGACCATTAACTCTATAAGTTCCTGAGATATTTATATCCCCTCCAACATCCAGTTTATATGCTGGTTGAATGCTATTAATACCAACACTGCCAGTTGAAGGAATATAAACAAATCCAGTTGATGCAATACCAACCGAACTTACCCCAGTGTTATTTGCAAATGTTGGATATACGGGAGATGCTGTTAAATCCTGAGGAATAACATTAAAAGCATTAACCCCTATAAGGTTAGATCCATCACCATAGAATGCAACTGCACTAACGATCCCAGTAGGACCGTACATTGTAATGGCAGCACCAACTTGTAAGGTTGATTGTGGATTGGTAGTTCCAATACCCAAGTTTCCAGGATCTGGAACAAATACAATCTTATTAGTTGAAATACCAACCGAAGTTACGCCAGTATTATTTGCAAAGGTTGGATATACTGGTGAAGATGTTAGGTCTTGGTTAATGACATTGAAAGCATTAACCCCTATAAGGTTAGAACCATCACCATAATAAACAACGGTTGTAATACCAGGTTGAGAAGAAGTTACAATACCTGAGGATGTAACTTTAACCTGATCAAGTATTACATCACCAACAACTTGAAGTTTTGCCTGTGGATTTGTGGTCCCGATACCGACATAGGGAGTTGCTGTCGTAGCAATACCAATATTTCTATTGGAGTCGTCTACTATTATAAAACCAGCAACCTGTGACAGCTCCCTATTATTTGCCATTAGAAAGTTATCTTTCTAGTTATTTATTGAACTTCTTTACCCGTATCATTCCAAAATATGATGAGGAACAAATGGCATTTCTGATTTAACACCAGAAATCAAATCATTAATATCATCATACTGATCGCACAGATCATCTTCAACAATCCCATAAGATGGATATAAGGTTTTTACTTCTCCTAAATTTGGAATTTCAGTTTCATTAATTGAAGTTTCTTTTCCAAGAAGTCCAAATGATTTCACATAGAAATTAGAAAGATCAAAATTTTTTACCCTATCAATTTCAAAGTAATCGCAAACAATATCAATAGTTTCTTTTTTATTACTCAGAAACGAATTTGTTTCTATCCACAATACATCAGAAGTCTCACTTATCCATTGAATAATATTCAACCATATAAAAACAATTTTTTCCAAATCACTATCAAACTGATATTCTTTTAATGACGGATGACAATGATTTAAATGATACTCATACTTCGTAGATACTATATTATCAGTATAATTTGATGTCTTAATTTTATATAAGTGATGCTTTAATTTTCTATACAAGAAGACTTTTTTTCCAGAAAGATGTCCTGAATAATGACATAAAGAACTTTGAAACTTTATGACTGTATTATCAGTTAATTCTTCAATCAATTTATCATTCTGTATGAGATTATGAATCCAAGATGGTTCGGCATATACAACTGTGGAATTTGCAAGCAACGTTGCCATTAAAGTAGATCCACAATGAGACGTATGATATATTTGATTAATCATTTGCTTCTATACCATCCATATGTATTCCAAAAAAGTGAGATATACAATATCTACCATACCCAGAGTAGTAATCAGTATCTTTTATTGATACATTCTTAACTCCGTGCTCAACATATGATGGCAATAGAATTAAACTATTATTCATACACTGAAACACATAATCATCATACTCTGGAAAATAAAGTTCTCCACCAGAAAACTTTCTTGGTTCTTTATGGAAATAACTAAACGCTAAAAAGTCGTGTCTGATGTCTGTATGTGGATCATAATAATCACCATTGTGATAATATCTTACCTTTGTTCTACAATAATTAATATGATTTATTCGTTTATGTTGTGGAAATTTATCATAGAAAATATTTAAAAATCCATGATTGAATAATTTTTGTGTTACAGTTATGATATTAGAAAGATTTTTATCGGCATAGACAGTATCCAGACATAATGATCTGGATTTTGTCATAAATTCTTGCTTTTCAAAGTTCCACGCCCCGTGATGCTGACCAGGATCATAAAGTTTTCCAGGTTTTGTGAGGAACTTTAATTCTTCCCAAATCAATTCTAGTTCTTCGTCAGTGTAAAAGTTCTCAATAATTAAATGTGGAAATGGATCTTTTGAAATATTAATTCTTCTTTCCATAATATATCATCTATTCAAATCATTATATCATACTAAATCAACTTTCTGCGTTCCATGGTCTCCATCCTTCCGAACCTTCTACAAGATCCCAAGTTAAAGTTTCTTCATTCCACAAATATCTAAAAGTATCTACTGGTTTTTGAACGGGAGCAACGAATCTATTTCTTTCTGTGCTCCAAACCCAAGAAGGAAATTTGGGAGGTAATGCAAAAGTATCATATTCTTCAAGATAAATGTATCCTGGCGAAACAAAAGCATCCCTTTCTGGATCGTAAGTATCCCCTATCGCAGCATACTTGTATCTAAATTTATTATTATAAGATGTTTGTATCCAGTTTTTATCTTGACCATATAAGTTTTTACAAAACTGAATTCCTACTTCTTCAGATTCATTTCCATTCCCATCAAGGATATCATCATTTGAAATGACGACAACTTGTGTTACTACATTATTTTGATCTAGTTCTGCAAAATGTGCCATCGTTATTATTAATTTACAGTAAAAGTTCCGCCAGCAGTAAAGTCGTGAATCACATAATCAGTTCCAGAAACGTTTGCGGTTGTAATTGTTCCACCAGTTGCTTTTGTAGTTGTTCCAGTATATCTTACAATTACTCTTCCAGATCCTCCTGATGCGGAAGTTGTATAGGAATTGAAATTTCTTGCACCACCACCAGTATTGGCAGCAGGTGAAGAAGTTGTAGTTCCATCCCCATTATTTCCAATAGAAGAACTAGAAAGAGTGCCACCAGCGCCACCACCACCAAATGCAACTGTCAACGAACTACCACCTCTAAAAGTTGCCAAATCATATCCAGATCCACCGGCGGCGCCATTATTAGGTCCAGCAGTTACACCAGCACTCCCCTTTCCACCACCACCTCCACAACCAACAGATGACCTACTTACAAAACTACCACCGCCACCAGCATTTCCCTGCCCTGATGTTCCAGCACCACCAGAAGTACCTTGTCCACCAGATCCAGATCCACCAGGTTGACCTGCTAATCCTTGCCCAGAAAGACTGTAACCACGTGCTGTTCCATATCCACCACCAATAGCATTACTGGCACCAGTAAACGAAGTCACAGACCCATTAGTTTTTCCACTTCCTCCACCACCTATTGCAATTGTGCTGCTACTTCCAGGATTTAAAGATGCCGAGTAAATATACAATCCACCAGCACCCCCTCCACCTCCACCATAAATACCGAAATCATCATCTGCACCACTACTCGTAGATATGGTAGCCCATTCAGTAAAAGTTCCTCCACCACCACCCATCATGAGAACTTCTATATCTAATGATGTTGTTGTAGTTACAAAAAAGTTTTGAAGTATAGACATATTAGGTTAATCCTCCTCCCATAATCACAAAAGTATTGGTTCCCACACAAAGAATAGTAGCAACGCCTCTTTGTGCCAGAGTTCTATTTCCAGTCGTTGCTGTTCCAACAAGATACATCGTTACAGAAGTTCCCTGAGTAATTGTTTGGTTACTTCCTGAATTATTGTATATAGACACTGCATCACCAGGACTGAATATACCAGAATTCACCGTAACACCACCAGTGGTAATTGATACATGCTTTCCAACATCTGATGCAGCAAGAATGTATGCCGATGTTTGAGCATTTGCTGGAACTGTGCGAACATTGCCACTACTATCTCTTACGGTAGATGCAATTGAAACTTGACCGTTAGTAGTGATACTAACAGCGACAAAACCATTTGCCGAAGTTGCATCATCTTCTCTATAAATTCTAAACTCATTAGATGATGAATAATTATCAATGTTCCAACGATAAGAAGAATCTGGTTGCCCCCTAAAAACAATTCTATTATTGGAACCAGAATCTTGCTGAATTTGTATTTTACCAGAAACTGTTAATTTATCTGGTGGATTTGTGGTTCCTATACCTAAATTTTCACTTACAGATGCGTTACCAGTTACTTGAAGTTGTGTTATAGAACCTATACCACCAATAACTGATGTAGATATTCCCGATGTTGTCGAATAAGTGGCAATACCACTTGAAGTAGAATAGGATGATATTCCCGATGTTGTCGAATAAGTGGCAATACCACTTGAAGTAGAATAGGATGATATTCCCGATGTTGTCGAATAAGTGGCACTAGAAGCATTTCCACTAAAAGATGAAGCGGTTACAACACCAGAAACATTTATTTGATCAGCAACAAGAGTTCCAGTAACAGTAACTCCTGTTCCAGTTGTTTCTAATTTTTTATTATCATTATAATAAAGTTCTACCGCACCTCCACCTATAAACTTTGCGATAGTCTCATTTGTAGAATGTTGTTGAATATTAATATCAGACCCTAATATGTAAAGAGATCCTGATCCAGTTTCTTCAATTCTGCTATCAGTTCCATCATTATAAATTCTCAGATCATTATTGTCACCAATGTTTAAGTTATATCCATTCCTAACACTGATTGCACCCTCAAATGTTGAGATACCAGTTACTAACAAATTAGTTGCCGAAACTGCTCCACCAACTACCGATGAAGAAACTCCACTAACATTGGCATAATTTACAGTTCCAGTTGCAACTATACCAGTCAATTGACTTCCATTACCAACAAAGGAAGTTGCACTTATAATGCCTGCGGTGATATTCCCACCAGAACTTATTGTGGCACCAGTTCCTACTTCAAGTCCGTTTTTGACCCTAAAATTCTGACTAGGCAAGGTTCAATATCCCCTTACTTTTTAGATATTTATCAGACCTTAATTGCAGTAAACTTAATCTTGTAAGATGTAGAAGAAGAACTTGCAGGAGTAACGAGCAGTCTCATATTACCACCAGAAATGTCTACATCAAATGTACCCAAAGAACCATTCGTATAGATCGTTCCATATTCAGTAGGATATGCCAGAGTTCCGTTATGAATCGCAAGAACTTTTGTGACGTGATAGTTACTTCCTTGCGTTGCCTGAATCATATACTCAACTGAACGATAAGAACTTGCACTCAATGTATGAATAGCAGTTTGGGATGTTGTTGAGGTTGATGTGGTTACTGTATAATCATTGACCCAATAAGATCCATCGTAAGTTAGATTTTCACCTGCTGCTGGTGGAAGAGACAGATTAACATCTGAAAGATCATCGAGAAGTGTTGCTCCACTTCCACCTCCACCACCTCCACCACCAGTACTGGTTGTGTTATAAGAAACAAACTCAACAATATCATTAGCAAATGCTGGGGAGTTCAAGGTAACTGATGTCCCGTTGGTTGCGACATACTCACTTGCCGTCAACTTAACACCGTTTACAAATACATCCAAGAAGTTTACATTATAACTGAAACTAAATGATGATTGTCCAGAAGTAGCAGTATTAATACCAGTTGTTCTAAGAGTTGGGAATGTTGTCCAAGTTACACCAACTCCTGTTGATTGTAGATATTGTCCAGATACTCCCGTTGAGGATCCAACACTGATTGTTCCGTTTATAACCGTATTGTTAAAAGTGCTGACTCCAGTAACAGAAAGACCACCACCAACACTGACATCACTTCTTGCAGTAATGACTCCGATGGAATCAACATTAGTTACATCTTCATACGTTAATGTTCCTGCAATAGAAACATTACCAGTAAATGTTGCTGATGTGGCACTTATATGCCCTAAGGTGGAAATGCCAGGAGAAACTGTAAGATTTAGGAATGATGGTGTATCAGAAACTCTAACAGTAGCAATGCCATTAGGAGCAGGATCAGCAGAAGCGACTATATTATTGCCTCTAAAATCAAGAGTTGTAATGCTTCCAGCAGTTCCTACAACTGTTCCTTCATCATATACATTAAATCCATTCAGGATATTGTTAACAGAGAAAATACCAGGAATAGATGCCCATTCCCAAGTGCCAGTACCAGTTGCTCTTAAAAGATATTGAGCGCCACCAAAATCAACTCCATCAGGTGAAATTTGATTTAAATCAAGTTTGTTAATTGTTGCAATACCTGCATTTACATCACCAACAAACTGCCTTGCAGTGGCAACACCAGAAATTAAAGTATCACCAACAACTTGTAATTTTGCTGTTGGATTTGTTGATCCAATTCCAAGATTTCCTGATGTGGGAATAAATCCCATCTGATTATCAGCAATACCAATTGAAGTAACACCAATGCTATTAGCAAAGGTTGGATAAACAGGAGATGCTGATAAAACTTGATTGACAACATTAAATGCATTAACACCAATCAGGTTCGAACCATCACCATAATACTTAACGGTTGTTACTCCTGGTTGCGATGATGTAACAATACCCGAGGAAATCGTAACACCATCAATAGTGCCAATTCCAGAATAATTAAGATTGGTGCCACTAATATCACCAACAAAATTTCTTGCCGTTACAATTCCTGTAAAAATTGCATCACCAATAACATTTAACTTGGCAGTTGGATTTGTTGAACCAATTCCAAGATTTCCTGATGTGGGGACATATCCAACTTCAAATGGAGCAATACCAATAGAAGTTACACCAGTGCTGTTTGCAAAGGTTGGAAATACAGGAGATGATGAAATGTCCTGATTGATAACATTGAATGCATTAACACCAATCAGGTTTGAACCATCACCATAATACTTGACTGTGGTTACTCCTGGTTGAGAAGAAGTTACAATACCACTTGAAATTGTAACACCATCAATAGTGCCAATTCCAGAATAATTAAGATTGGTGCCACTAAGGTTAGTGATATTAGCATTGGTGATAGTAGCAACACCAGCATTAATATCACCAACAAATTGGCGAGCAGTGACTACACCATTGAAAATGCCATTATCAATGAATGTTACTGTTGGTTTAGTATCAGAGGATAAATTAATTGCCTGATATCCTTGTCCACTATTAATTTGACCAACACCAATAGTGCCTTGGAATGCTACATTTCCAGTTCCGTCATAAACATAGAATGCATTGGTTCCGTTTGCCGATTGATAATATCCAGTGCTTGGACGGAAAGAAGAACCTGTTACAATTCCAGTCGCATTCAGTTGAGTTGTATTGAGTGTTCCATAAACGGTTGCACCAATACCAGAGGTTTCAAATGTTTTTACATTATCATAATAAAGTGCTACTGAACCATTTTGAGTGAAGATTGCAAGAGTTTCTGTTCCACCACCATTTTGGAATGTATGTGTGTTAGATCTATGAAAAACACTACTTGAGTCAATGAAAAGAGCTCCAGTTCCAACATCTTGAATAAAACTATTAGAACCAGTATGAACAATTTTTAAATCATTCCCATCACCAAAATTTAAGGTATCATTATCACCTAAATGTACATTACCTTGGAATGTCGATACACCAGAAAGACTTAATTGCTTGGAGAATAAAGTATCTCCAGTAACAGTTGTAATTCCAGCAAATGTGGATACACCAGAAACATTTAAATTCCCAGTGAGAACTGCATTACGGGCACTAAATTCATCAAAGAAAATATCATCCTTTACATAAAGATCTCCACCAACATAGAGATCACCACCAGTTGTAGTAATACCACCATTTGAAGCGAGAGTGGTAATACCAGAAACACTTAAATTATTGGAAACATTTAGATTAGGTGTACTGATTGTATCATCAGTAAATTGAATTCCCTTAACAGCAAAACGAACTCCATTTGGAACCAGAGTTGATCCAATACCAACTGCATAATTAAACATCCAGGCATCGGTTGTTCCGATACCATAAGAGTTTGCAGCAACCCACATTAACTGTTTGTAGGTTGCTGGTAAACTGCTAAGTCCTGTAAGAGCAAGATTAACTAACGGAGAACCTTCGGTAGAAGCAATCGCAATACCACCATGATTGGCAGTAATATCATTTGAGATATCATTTCCAAAAGCGTCAGTTGTAATACCAAGAGTAATTTCTTTGTCAAAGATTCTTAAATCCTGGGCACTAATAACTGTTGTAGTTCCACCAATACTCAGATTTCCTGCAACATAAAGATTGTTATGGAATACTGCCTGAGTATCATATACATCAAAACCACTCTGAACATTCAGGTTTTGAATTGTTGCAATACCACTTACATTTAAATCATCAAGTTCAGTTTGACCAAATACATCAAGACCACCATTCGCATCAACAAATCCAGTAAATGTAGAAATACCAGATGCTAAAAGATTTCTTGTAACAATGTCTTGACTAATTGAAGCGCCGCCAGAAACTTGTACACCACTAACATAAAGTTGATCTGTAATATTTGTTGACCCAACAACAAACAAAGAGTGGTTTTGTGCGTTTGTTGTTCCAATCCCAACCTTACCGATTGTCTGTAAGACTGTGCGATTCTCGGTAACTGAGGTAATACCAAGATTAAGATTCTGTTGTCTACCGCTCTTATATGGTTGGGACATTTCTAATATTAGTTAAGTGTTTCTAGGATGCTTCCGATGAATTTTACATTAGTGGCACTATCAGAACTAATCTGAATAGAGTCACCTGTTTCAAGAATTAATTTACCAAACAAAAGATTTGTAGAATCATTTGCAGGTATAGGCAAATCTTTTACAATTTCAGTAGTCACTGCAATACCAGCAACTGATCTCTTATGTGAGAATGAAACGGTATGAGTCTGGTTGCCAATGTTCGCCGCCTGTGCCAGTAGAATAATTCCACTATATCCTACTGGTGCAGTATAAATTCCGACTGTATTGGTACTAACAACTCTTGTAACTGTCTGATATACGTTTAATGGTAATGGCATTTTTTATTCTCCTCCTAATGCTAGAATAAATGGCGTCATTGTTGCAAATAAACTCTTTGAATAGAATGTACCAGAAATAGTTCCAGTGACTTGATTAATTTGGACACCATCACCGATTCGGAAGTTGCCTGCCTGATCTGTACTTGTATAAACAACCAATCCACCATTTCTAGAATCAGTTTCATTTTCTTGAATAGGAACTCCACCTTGTGCTGGAAGAGCACCATTAATATTTGTTCCTGATCCAATATACTCAAATGAATGACCAGAGGCAAGAACACGACTTTGTTTAAAGAATGGAACTGTTGTACCTACTCCAACAGTATAAGGAACGTTCTCATTCAGAGTAATAGTACAAATTCCTGCTGATATTGGCGTTGATCGAGTGATTGAATAATAAGTTGGAAGTAGTTCTGCTGCCCCTGTTGCTATATTTATCCCCACATCAGGAGCAGAGAATGTGACTGTTGGAGTTGATGTGTATCCTCTACCATTTGAGACCATTTCAATATTAGCAACAGTTCCTCCCACCATTTCAGCAACTGCGGTAGCACCAACTCCCCAATCACTTACAGTACTTGGATCATCAATCGTAATTGTTGGTGGAGTATTATATCCACTTCCAGGATTAGTAATATTAATTCCTTTGACTGTATAATATAAGTCTTCAAAATAAACAACCTGCCCATCAAATGGTCTTATAATATTCAACGCAACTGTACCACCGCTTTGATAACTATGCGATAAAGTTGATGGTACAACATTTGTGGTAAAACTATTAGCAGCACCTACCGAACTGATTTCAAAAATATATCCATTATTACCACTTGGGTAAGTTACAATACCTGGTCCAGATGGGCAAGTAAATTCAAGTCCAGAAATCGTAACTCCCATTCCAACAGTAAAGTTGTGATTAGAAGAAGTTGTAACTGTTAAAATTCCAGTTACATTATCATATGATGCTGTCTGAACACCAATAGAAGAAGAATTAAAAGATAAGACAAAAGTATCAGATCCAGCATCCGCAGAAGTAGAAACAATACCTGTGTATTTGTGAGGTCCTACACCATCAGCAATGAGTCCATAATTACCAAAAGATGAGTTAGAGTTTGTAAGATCACAGGCACCACCAGATCCACAAAAAACTGCAACATCATCACAAATCGTGAAGAGAGAAACTAACTGAGCATAACCTTCATTAGTGATTGAAGCACCAACACCACTTTGATTGTATTGAGTATATGAGTCAAGAACCATTGATTTTAATGGTCCGATTGCCTTCGATCCATCAATCTTCAATCCAATACTATTTGGAATGAAGTTTGTGCAGTTTTGAATGTATGGAGATTGTGAAAAATATCTAATCGTATCAGGATCAAAAGCAAAAATTGCTTTACCTGCATTTAATGATCCAGTATAAGACATTTCGGCAACATAATTGCCTGGTGCAACGTGGAATAAATCTTGATTTATATTATTTGGAACAATTGAAACTTCTCTTAAACTGTCCCCGATCACACTGATCTGGGGCCCAAGTTTAATCGGATTATCTTCTACATAAGTTCCAGCAGAAACTTTAACAACTGATCCTGGTATTGTTGAAGCAATGGCAACTGCTGCTTTAATTGTTGCCTTTGCATCTCCAAGTTTCAATCCAGTATTAGTATCCTTTCCGTCTTTTGTGACGTATAAAATATTTGTAACGCTTACGCCCGAACCGACTCTGACAACATCCGTTCCGATACCAGGACGTGCTCTTAACGTAAAGAGGTCTGCATCAAACGTGTTAAGAGCTAATTCGCCTAGTTGTAGATCTGTTACGGCAGGAACCTTTCCTGGTACAGCAGATCGTTTAATTCTAAATGGAGTCGCCATCTAATCGCATTCGGTATTTACCAGAAGAAGCAGTATATACTGCTTTCTTTTATTTATTCAAGATGCGTTATTCCTTCTAGGGCGATAAGCAAACAAATTTGTAGGTGGATCTGGTTTCATCCACTCCTCTATTTTATTGAATCTTTCTTCATCATAAAAGTTTTGTTGCACATACCACAACTTCCAGTGCTCGTGTCCCTTTGACTGATTACAATCGTGGCAGCAGCAAACTACATTTTTTGTAACGTCTGCTCCACCTTTTGATTGAGGAACAATGTGATCAATTGTGAGCCTCTCCTCTGACCCACAATAAGCACATTGATGTCCCCATTCTTCTTTTATGTTTTGCCTCCACATTCGTTTCGCCTCCCCAGAACTTGTTACGTGTAAGTTAAACAAGTATTCTTTTGGAGAATATAGAGGTCCCATAAGTTACTGCGACTTGTCTGTATTTATCTTTTTACAGGCACCACGTGCCCAAGCGCGTGCAAGACTATTGACATATGAGCACGCTTTTTGCTTTTTACCACAGTAAGGACATTCTGCATCTGGAGGATCTTTCAAATAACCCTCAGGGGTGTACATCTTTTTCTTTTTAAGATTCTCAGTTTGTTTATGCTTTCTGTGATTCATACAACCACAGGTTTTCCTTGCCCTTGTGGAAGTTTGATTTGTGGTAGTTCATTGAGTTTTTCAACCATCCAATTTTCTTGATGTTCTTTATAAGAGGAAACATCAATTGCATTAGTTGGAAGTGCTTTTGGAATCTCAATGTCTACAACAGGACCCATTAGAAACTTATTTCTTGTGATTGTTCTATTCTGAGGATCAAATGCAACCATTGCAAGTGCATCTTGTTCATCACCACAATCAACAATTTTCCTTCCAGTCTTGGTTTCAATGACTGAAAAATATTCTTCGTTATACTTTTTCATTTTCTGATTTCTTTTTTTCATTATAAGATGGTTCTGGTTTTCTGTAAAGACCTGGCCAAGTATCTCTAACAATTTCTGCAAGTTTGTATGGTGTTTCAGAAGTAATCATAATAGAGACATAAAGAACATAAAGAATCCAAATAGTTGGAATAAAAAGAGCATTAGAAGAAATGCCATAAAAAAAGGAGTTCTTTGGAACTCCCTTATTTATTTTAGAGTGCGTTGCCTCGCGGCAGAACTTCCTCTGGAAATACAAACTGCTCATGAGGTTGATCTACTGGTGCCATCCAAGCACGTAGACCTTCATTCAATAGAATGTTTTTTGTGTAGAAGGTTTCGAACTCAGGATCCTCTGCTGCTCTAATCTCTTGAGATACAAAGTCATAAGCTCGAAGATTAAGGGCAAGACCGATAATCCCAATAGAACTAGTCCAGAGACCCATGACAGGGACGAAAAGCATAAAGAAATGCAACCAACGCTTATTAGAAAAAGCAATACCAAAAATCTGTGACCAGAATCTATTAGCAGTAACCATAGAGTAGGTTTCTTCCTCTTGTGTTGGTTCAAATGCCTTGAAAGTGTTTGCTTGATCACTATCTTCAAATAGAGTGTTTTCTACTGTTGCTCCGTGAATTGCACAGAGTAGTGCTCCTCCCAGAATACCAGCAACTCCCATCATATGAAAGGGGTTAAGAGTCCAGTTGTGGAAACCTTGTAGGAACAGAAGGAACCTGAAGATTGCAGCAACACCAAATGAAGGTGCAAAGAACCAACTGGATTGACCCAGTGGATACATCAGGAATACAGAAACGAATACTGCAATAGGACCAGAGAATGCAATTGCATTATAAGGACGGATACCTACCAGACGAGCAATCTCAAACTGGCGAAGCATGAATCCAATCAGAGCGAAAGATCCGTGGAGTGCCACAAAAGGCCAGAGTCCCCCAAGTTGGAACCACCTGACGATATCCCCTTGAGACTCAGGACCCCAAAGTAGAAGAAGAGAATGACCCATA